TTGGCTTGCTCGGCGTCCTTCTGAGCCTTGTAGGCGGCTTCCTGCTCGGCAGCGGTGGCTTCGGCTGTGTCCGTGAAGATCGGGCCAAGAACGTGCTTGGTGTACCACTTACCATCCACCTGCTCCACGCCTTGACGCATGGAGAACTGATAGACCGTACCTCCGGTCGCTTGTGGGCCTTCAAAGACCACATCAGCGCCAAGCGCCTCTAGCACCTCGTCCGTGGTGCGATCCCATGACGGGCCACCGTTGTCCCGCGCCCAACGCCGGAGTTCATCCTCCAACATCACTTGGCCAGTGGCCCTGATTCTGATTTCCATGATTGCTCCTTATGCGATGGCGAGGTGGTTTCCGTAACTAAAACCAAACTTGTTGTGCCGCGCTCGCCATTCAACAGTTGGCTTCTTCATTCCTAGTGCTGCCGCCGCAGCCTTGGCGGTTGGGAAGAACCCTTGCGGGGTCGTCACTCCAATCGCGTTGTAGTGGTTTGCGCCACCAATAGCAGCACTCATTTTCGCCTTGACTTCAGGCCGGTGCATAGGGTTGCGGTCGCCAACTGCCCAAGGTTTCGGCTTGCCAATAAGTGCCTCAGACTTCTTGAGGCGCGTTACAAGGCTATCCACTTTCCCGACATTTCCATCGCGCACGTTGTCCTCGTTAGTGCCGCAGAACACGTTGTCAATGCTGTACGGGCCGATGTCGCCATGACGCCTCATGCAGTATTTGCCGCGACCACGACCACGCTGCTCCCACTTGCCAGTGGCTATCCACCAGTCGCGCCACTGCTCAAAGGTAAACAGAAACTCCACGCCTCGCGTCTTGGCGTTGCTCTTGTGTTGCGTATACGCCTTGAGATAAAGGTTTGTGTGTGCCATGTTTACGAAATTGCAAGGAACACGAAGGTCCCGCCGTTTGCGTTCAACGCCGCCGGTGCTGCTGCGGTGACTTGGAACCCCACACTGGTGGTGTCAACGTAGTTGGTGCTCGTGACTTCCGCATCCGTGGTGTTTAACAGTAAATATGGATCGTTGCCGCTGCTCAGGCCCCGAGCAGAGTCGTACACAAACCAACCCCCAATACCGTCAGTACGCTTAATCAAAACAAACCGAGCGCCACCCGTGAAACCGCAGTTGATGGTCTGCAACGCGCCTGTGCCGGTGTATGTTCCGACCTTGCTGACGCCCGGGCAGGAGGCAAAGAGGTAGGCAACGTAGGTTGCTGTGTTGGAATTTGACTCTGTGTTAGTGCCTAGCGAAAACACAGAGGCAGTTGGGGCTGTGTTGTTCCAAAGTGTTGTATCAGCAGCAGATGCGCCGTTTGAGTCAACTCTTAGTCTATTGCCTGCTCCAGTAGCCGCCGAATAAACCGGCCAATTCTGAGCAATAGATCGAGACTTCACAATCATCAACTCCGGCACAACGCCTAAGTTATGACTCACAGTGCGGTTAGCACCCGTCCCCGTATAGCAAACCACATCAAAGAAGCCGGGGGCGCGTTGGAACGCCCACCATATTGCTGATGTTGTCCAACCTCTATCGTTGTAAAGATAGTTTGCATCAATAATTGATGTGTTACTTTGAAATGACAACCCGGTAATTGTCCCGCCCGTTTGTGCTGCGGATGTTGTTTGTGTAGATAAAGAATTCCAATATGTAGTAGTACCACCTCTTAATCTATCAAGCACTGTATTGTTATAACCCGAGGAACCCCGCAACTGAGCAATTCCGAGGTCGACGGGGAATCCCGTTGTGACAGTATTATTTCCCGATACCGGAGTTTCAAGCACAGGCGTAAACACACTCGTCCCCGTCGTCGGAGTTTTCATCGGGCCGCGACGGATGGCGATGTAGATGAAACTATTACTAGGCGCTTCTTGAACTGAGAATCCTGTAGACGTTGGCCCGGCTATAGTGCGTGAAACCTCTGCGCCAGCGGTGTTGGGGTAAACTACTGCATCAGTTCTATCTGTAGTGAATCCGCGCATGGAATCCATAAGAAACCACTGATCTGCGCCGCCTGAATTTTTTATCAGTACCCACTGCGGCTCATACCCCAATGTAACCGTGGCGATACCGCTTCCGTCAGTCGTAAACGACCCACAAGTAATGACATTGTCCGTACCCGTCAGGCCAAAGCCTCCTGCGTTGTGGGCGAAGAGGTAGGCGACGTAAGTTTCGCCGTTGTCGTTAGCATCTGTGTTCCCACTGACGCTAAAAGTTGTACTTGTTACAGAAGCAAACCAATCGGCATCTGTTAGCACAGCAGAAGTTTGGTTGAGGATTAGCCTTTTGCCAGTTCCGGTTGATCGGTGATACACAGACCAGTTACTTCCTGCTCCGCTTGTGCGTTTTACGATAATGCAACCGGGGTCTGATCCAAGGCTGTGCGAAATATTTCTTGAGGTTGCACCATTCCCCGTATACGTCACCACATCAAAGAACTTCGGCTGCTCGCGGAATGTCCATGAGGCAACGGTTAAAGAGGAAAGATTGACTCGGGCTTGATCCCCTACGGCAAAACCATTTGTATTGAACTGCGTTACGAAACCGGGGTCGCTTGTTTGCTGTGCATTAGTGTTATTTGAGCAAAGTACCTTGTCTGTTCCTCTAGCGGTGTCTACCAATACATGGGCATAGCCAATGCTTCTGCCCTTGATCCAAACCAACCCGCCCTTACCCGCCAGATCAATCCCGTTGGTGATGGTCTGCGTAGAGCCATTGCCGGTGTAGAGCCACGTCGAGAACACGTCCTCGATGTAGTTGGCCGCGGCCTGCTGAAGCGTCAGGCCGAACCCTTGGGCTGACGCAGCACCTTTGGTTTCAAGCAACGGCATCGTCTACCCCTTATGCAAACTTGGTTTGCGAAGCCAGGACCGTGAACGTGGCGCTACCAGTTTTGATGATCGTGTAGACGTAGGCGTCAATGCCACTCGCATTGCCTGCGCTCGGGGCCGTGCCGCCTTGCCACTTCGGCGTGACGCTGCTGCCGTCGATCTGCACCGCACTGTTGTAGTACGCAGTTGCGCCTTGGGTCACCAAGAAGGCCACTGTCAGAGACTGACCCGTGGACATCAACGTGTTCAGGCTCGTTCCGCTCGATCCCCGGAAGTTCACCGTCCAGTTCGCAGAAGCGTTGGAGGTGTAGAACAGCACCGACTGGGTGGTGGTGTCGTAAGCAATCGTGCCCGTCGCAGCAGTTGCGGAGATGGTCGTCACCTCTGCGGTGTCGCTCAGAACCGCCCCCAGGACGCTAGAAGAGCCCGTCAGGGTCTGCGTAGCGGTGAAGGTCTGAGCCAAGCCCAGAACGGCCAGGGTGCTCGTGGCGTCCGGGAGCGTGAGAGTCTGGTTGCCTGACAGCGTTGCAGGCTGAAGTGTTGCCCGCAGAGATGAAGAACCCCCCGCCCGTCCGGCCAGGATGATGCCGTCCTGAGAGGTAGTCCCGGTTCCGAAGACCTGACCGCTGTTGTTGTAGAAGGTGTTGGCGCCCGTGAAGTTGTTGTTCCCAGGCTGAGTCGCGGCGTTGCCACCGTTGCCGCCGATCTGGGCGTACACCTCCCAGGTGGTGCCGTCGTAGACCAACTGGACACTGACACCGGTGATGTCGCAGACCAAGTCCTGAGCGATTCCACCGATGGTAGAGCCGTTGCGGCCAACCGTCAGGTTGTTGGTACCCCAAGATGCTCCGGCATCAGCCACGACAACCTGAGCGCCCGTAGCAGGCGTTGCAGGCAGCGTGATGGTGAACGCACCACCAGAGGTGTCAGCCAACGCGCCTTGCTTGTCCGTCAGCGTGATCGGCGTGGTCGTGTAGATATAGGTCAAACCACCGGCAGGCAGGGCAGCCGAAGTCCAGGTAGTGCCGTTGGAGGTCAGGACGTTTCCATTGGCGCCAGAAGAGGTAAGACCAGTTCCACCTGCCGTTGCGGGAACCACCTTCCAACCGATGACCTGAACAGCACTTGCGTTGTCCTTGTAGAACAACTTGCCGTCGGTGACGTTGATGGCCAGTTCGCCGTCTGCAAGGTTCCCCGCGGTCGGCGCGGCCGAAGCCGTAGAGGTTCTGTAGAGTTGGATCGGGGTGAAGCCTGTTGCAGCCATCAGAAGGTTCCTCCAGAGATGCCACCAGTAATCATGCCGGTGGAAGGATTAGCGGTCAGACCAGTTGCCACCTTAGT